GCCGTTAACCAGCTCAATGCCCGGTGCAATAGGCAGTTCGCCCCAGATTATATTGACACCATCGTAGTCCAGGAAGCAATAATAAAAAGCAGTAGAACTGTAGGCAATCATGCCGGCCTTGTTGCCTACACTGCCGTACAGCGTGAGAGGCGGGGCTAGTTGAACTGCCGAATAAAGTTCAGCAAAATTGTTGTTTGTTTTGATGTAGGCAGTTCTGATCGGATCGCCTTGACCATCATTGGGCGCTGCGCCTACATTAATGACTTCTCTTGCCATACTTTCCTCGCTTTGAGATATTTATGGCAGTTTAAGTGTGTTTACAATCGGGCTATATCTCCATCTCCAACAGGATTTTTTAACTACCGGGTGAAAAACTTGACCCACATCCGCAAGTTGACTCTGCGTTGGGATTGTCAATTATAAAGCTGGCACCCATCAAGGATTCTTCCCAACGGATATTTGCATTAGCTAGGTATTGCATACTGATAGAATCAACAAGCACAGTAAATGTATCTACTTCGACCGCAATATCATCTTCGTTGACTGAGTCGTCGAATGTAAAGCCGTACTGCATTCCCGAGCAGCCACCACCTTGCACATATACGCGAAACTTGGTGTCGGGATTATTTTCCTCAGCAAGTAGGTCTTTGAGTTTGAGTACAGCAGATTCTTGAATATTCATAGTCGCTCGTTTATTACGTCCCAATTGATAATACGCCAGATGTTAGCTAGGTATTTTTCTTTGTCCCACTGGTAATCGGTCGCCCAAACATGCTCCCACCAGTCAATCAACAAAGCAATATCAGTACGCACAGCATGATTGTGTATGATCTTGATATCACCGCCGGTGCTCAGGTATACCCAGCCACTGCCTTGGATCTTCATTGCTACTTCTTTAATTGCATCCTGAAAATCGTCGAATGTCTTGAACTTGGATTCTATCAGCTCAGCCACTGCACCACGTGGACGATTACCTGACTTGGGTTTACGAAATTGTGGGAAGAACTTGTTGTGCAAAAAGCTACCAGCTCGATTAAACTCAGGATCACCTTCGCCTGCGTTGTAACGCTTGGCATAACCCCGTGCCAAATGCCCATAATGGTATTCTAAACTTTCTTTACTCAATACCGGCTCAAGATCCTTTTCACCGTAGGGAAGCGGGGTGGTTTCTAACTTGGCCGGCCGCGTAGTGGCTTCTAGGATATTGATGTGATCTCGAATGTTCATACCAGTATTTATTTCCTGCGCACAATACGCCCCCGAGATAGATCATACACCGAAAGTTCAAGCTCGACTCGATCGCCCAGTAGGATCATGATCCTGTTTTGACGAATTCGTCCCGAAGCCACACCAATAACTGGCTGCTCGGCACTTTCGAGCTTGACTCGAAACATGGCGTTGGATAGAATTTCTACCACAACGCCATCCACTTTCAATGTGTCTGATTTACCCAAGTTTAAACTCAATCCTCTTTAGTCGATCCCAGCGAAAACTGCGCCATGCTTTCAATTCGCAGTCCCACGCTACGCAAACATCAGAATTCTGTTTGCGTGTCTTTTGCTCAGTTCCTGGAACTGATTCGTTAACTGCGTACTTAGCACCGTGCTGTTCGCTTAGTGTACAAATCATCTCGCGTGGGGTGCCGTCTGCTTTTTCAAACTCTATTGTGATTTGCTTTTCTCCCATTAAACCTTTGATAAAGCCGCGAAAATATTCTCGCTCTTTCTCGTTTGCTTGGCAGTAGTAGTTGCCTGGTTGGTCAGAAATTTTGCGCCAGGTTTGAGCTTTATCAAATGTCATTGTCATATTAAACCTCAATCAGTTTGGGTTGGAAATGGTCGGCTTGTGCCTCGTGCCCAATGTAGCCACGCGGATTAGCAACAATACGGGTCTCGCCAATCATGTAGTCAAACGCATGATGGGTATGACCGTGTGTCCATAACTTGATCTTGGGGTGATCAAGAATAAACTCACTCAGGTCTGAACTATACGCGCCGTTGATAACATAATCATCTGCATACCTAGGGTGAGTACTCAGCTTGCTAGGCGCATGGTGCCCTACTACCACAAACTTTTCGCCAGCGCCGTTCTCTACTGTGTCACGAATGTACTCCACAGCCTTACGATGGTCAGACATGACCTGAGCCGGTCTCAGCTTGGTATAACCTTTTTCATCATTGCGAATAACAGTAAAGTCATTCATATCGCCTGTGATTGCGTTTAAGGTAACAGGGTCACCCCGATTCATATCAGTCCACAAGGTACACCCAATAAAGGTTATGTCGGAGATGACTTTGCTTTCCTTCTCAAGGAAATACACATTCGGAAACACTGCACACTCGTCGCGCAGAGTCTTCATGCCGCCGGGCCACTTGCCATGGTAAAACTCGTGGTTACCAGCAACGTAAATCACATGCGGGAACCGGTCACTGCAACGCTTCAAAAAGTCACGGTAACGATAAGCTGCCGATTGTCGCTGACCCAGTTTGACTATTGGCGCGACGGTGGGTACCGGATGATCGTTCAAGTCACTGGCAATCATGATGTCACCGGACAAGATCAACACTTCCGCTTCGTGTTCGTTCTTGAGGTCCAGGTCACCAAATTCCAGGTGAATGTCGCTGGTAAGATAAATTTTCATGTCATCCTCGACGCATGGTGCTGATGTCTTTGGCTTGTTCGTCAGTAAAGATAGGTACTGCATTGCTCTTGTGCATGGTACCGATACCGATTATTTTGGTGCCAGTATACTGCGGATTGGGTTTAACTGCACAGGCACCCTTGACCCAGGAGTTCAAGCTCCGTGGCTGCTCCGGTGTCGCAGCACGAACCTGCGGTGCAGCAGGCTTAGCAGCAGGCTTAGCAGCACGAGCCGGAACTGGCTTGCTCATTGCTTTCCACTCAGCTTGCTTACGCTCCCACTCTGCTGCCAGCTCACGTGCCTTGCGGGCTTCTTCGGAACTGCGAAACTTAATCTTGCCCCGACGCTTGCCAGTCATGGACAACCAGGGGCCTTCAAGATGCATTGTCATATCTGTCACTCCAATTTAAATTGTATTATAGCACAATTTGATTTATTGGTCAAGTGTCATGGTGATTTCTTGAGCGTGTTCCACATGCGTTGTTTTTCTTTGAACTCGGCTTCCAACTTGCGATACTGGTCGCCTAGTTCTCGCAACTGCTGCCACTCCTGCTCCAGTTCAGGTGCTGGCTGCAAGATATTAAGCCGAGTTTGAATGTCCTGGATCATACGCATGATCAGCTTGATCTCGGTACGAAACTCCGAAGATATTGGATCAATTGGGGTCGCAGTTGTATCCCACTTTATGCCAGGCGACAGAGTTGCGTAGGTCTGATGTGCGACACCAATCGGTATAGTTGAGTCAACTGTTAAGGTATGGCCAGTGGCCCAGTTTGTGCTTATACTCATGTTGCTGATTCCGGGGGTACTATTTTCTTTAGGGTCCAAGAGTCGTTGCCGTTATCGGTCCATTCAAGATGATCCCCGGGCCACCAGCCCATCTTTTTGCAAAGCTCGTCGCCAAGATCCAGCAGAAGTTCGCCGGGGTGATCAGGGTCTTCAATTATGGTCTGAACAAAAGAGTCAGTAGTCATTCTTTGTTGAATCCGTAGTTACTGTGATTGTTTGCGCGGCTGCGACAAACTGCTCGTCGAATGTGTAAGCATTCCATTCAGTATCGGACATACGATGTAGCCCAACACAGAATCCTGTAGCACTGCGACCACAAGAACATAGTTTGGTTTTAGGAGCTTGAGTCAGTTCTTCCATGCCGGTATTACTTGCTTGCAGTGAGTGCTTCTTTTTCAGCTGTGATTTCTTTACGGCGTTCTTTGATGGCCTTGGTCATTTCCTGCAGAGCCTTGCGGGCACGGGCAGCAGATGCTTTAACGCCTTTGGCAGTGAACTTTTCGTTCTCGGCTGTGTAAGTTTCAAATGCAGCGGTAAGGGTATCGTGATTGGTAGACATAGTTTATTCCTTTGTAGTTTAGTATTTTATGCTGATCATCGGGAGATGTCAAGATTTTTTGGCACTCTAGTCTAGATATAAATGTCGTCGATTCCAGGCATCCCAGATGGTAACGTTGTCCCAGTCATGTGGCCAGTTCAGTTGAAACATGTTTAAGCTACGGTGCTCAAAAATCTTCATCCGATTGTTTTCAATTACCACTTGTGCCTTTGCAGCTTTGGCCCAGGCTTTGAGCAACTGTTCTGCATTTTTCTCTCGTATAATTACAACATAAAGAGCTTCTGAAGCCCGGTAACTGGGTATGGGCATTTAATGGAGTACCGCGCCGCTGGGCGGGGCTGCTGGCACTGGCTGTTTTCTTTTTTGTAGTATTTCTTGGAAGGTAGAATCCAAATTCAAATATTCGTTGTCGTTTGGCTGTGCAATTGCATTGTCAATACCGACCAAGCGCATGATTGCACCTATACAAACACGATCAATCCCACGACAATAAAGTACTTCGCAGATATCAATCACTAGCTCTTGAAGGGCAGTTTCCAACTCAGGGTCATTAAGCATACAATTAATTATGCCAGAATTGAATTTGGAAAAGGAAAGCGGCCCTTTTGGGCCGCTTTGAGTGGAGTAGGGAGCCGTTAGGCTTCAACCTGATCCTCGCCTTTGTCGCGAACCGGCGTAGACATCACAGATGCCAACAGGGCCACTGCTTCAACATCTGCTGCCTTGGGCTTGCGAGCACGAATGTTCGCAATGCTGGGCTTGGTAGCAATGACCTTGACTTCGGACTTCTTGGCAACCTTGGACTTCTCTGCTGCCTTGCCTTCCAGCACAAATGCAGCATCGCCTGTGATAGTACCCAGGCCTTGCAGATAAGTAATCGCCTCCAGCTTGGTCATTGGGCGGGGCAGCTCGACCAGCTCAAGATTCGTGCAACCGGCCTTGTTCAGGATCTTGATACGAGCAACCAGATCGTTAGCAAAGCGGACCTTAGTGGTGCCATCCGGATTAGTAGCGGTACCAGCGACAGTAAAGAGCTTTTCAACAGTAAAGAGCTTTTCAACATTCAACATAATAAACCTTTTCAGTGACAAATTAAGTTACAAAGTTATGCTGTTTTTGCAGCATGTAAACATTATAGCAGAAACGGAATTATTGGGCAACCGTTTCTTTGTTAGCGAGAATATTTTTCAATGCAGTGTTTCTATAATCTTGCTCCTTGCGCAGGCGACGAGTATCGTTGCCCTTCATCAGCGAGCTGTCATATTGACGAGCCCATTCTATCCCCCTTAGGAAGTAGGCAACTTGATCAACGTCCCCGGTAAACAACTCAGCATCCCGTATGTAAAGAGGTAGCTCTTGTTCAACTGGACACAATACGATGAAATCTCGATCCTCGCAGTAAGTCTTAGGGGAGGCAAACTGCATGCCCAAGACACGAGCCCGCGCCTCAACCTTCATTAACTTGCGATAGGTCTTGAGTCCAACAGTCATTTCTTTATCCCAGGGCCTTGGCTTTTGCCGCTTTGGTTTCCAGCTGCCACAACTTCATTTGATAAAGCTGAAACACACTGTACACAGCAATCGTCACGATCGCCATCACTCCCAGCAGCGGGCCGTAGCCGCTGGCAAGGGCTGCGTAGATTGATACAAACACCGCAGTCGAAGTACCAAGCAGCTTGGCCACTTCAACTCCTGCTTTTTGTTTAAGGGACAATTTCATTGTAGGATATCCTTTATCTAAATTAAGCCAGTTCGTACTTTTTCTTGGCAACCACTTCGGCTTCTTGCTTGGCTGCGGCCTGCTCCATTGCTGCCAGGAACTCTGCGAACTGCGCCCGGGTCAAGTACTGTGATGCCAGGCCAGCTATAGCTGATCCCAAATAACCGTTAGCAAAAGCAGAACTGTCGTAGTTGGCTTGAGCAGCATCCTGGAACTTCTTCACCGCAGCATCGGCAGCACGGTATTTGGATTCAGTAGCAACCGCGGCCTTGGAGTACTTGATCTGGTGTTTGAGCATTTCGTTTCCGTTTGCGTTAAAGTAAATACATTATAGCACAGGTGCCATTTCTGGTCAACCGTTTAGCGGTAGCAGCCCAGGTACCGGTTGTTGATATCAAATGCTGCCACACACGGCATAGGCTGCGGCTGCTGTTGAATGTAGACTGGTTGCATATAAACCGGAGGGGGATTGTAGTAGGCCGGCATTTGGCCGCCGCAGCCTGACCCTGAACAGCCAGCCTGCATCTGTTGCGGAGCATCCTGCTGCGGCCTGCTGAACTGCTGGACCATCAACGTGCCCGCAACACCAACAGCGACTCCGGCTAGAGCGCTTCGATCACGCGGGCCCCAGGCCTGGGCTTGTCCCAGGTAACCAAACACTGCTATCAAACCTACTACAATTACCTTTTTCATTTACAACTCCTTGTTTCTCACTGTATGCATACATTATAGCATACCCGGAATTTCTGGTCAACCACACAATGTTGTATTTTTACAACACTACTTTTCTCTTTTTTAAGGCTTTTTCCAAGGGAACATAAGTTCCTTCGGTGGGTCCCTCGATGCGAAAATCAACTAGCCATTGTGAATCTCTCCATAGATACGCGATCTCGCAAGAGATGTAGTCCCAGCGCAAATCAGCCAAGCTGGTAAAGGACTTGCTGCTAGTACCCGGGGCGATCACCAACGGGTCAATACTCAACAGATTCCCGGTTGAGATCAACTTATTGACATTCCGCCCACTGTACAGGTTGTACAGGATCACACCAACTTGATCTATCTTGCTTTGGGCGCAGCGAACAGCTCGCAAAATAGATCCGGTATCGACAGCAATAACAGAGCTGGCCATATCCTTAGTCCCGCTGAGTAACTGTGAAACTGGTCTCGCAGCCGCGTCCACCTAAGCCGGCATAGCGGAAATCCATGTCCAGGGCCCACAATCCATCATAGATCAGTTCGTTCATGTCCAGATCATCCAGGGTGATCTTCTGCGTTTTCAGCATGAACACTATACAATGTGCCTTATAGGTCAAAGTGTAGTGTACACCGAACTTGTTCAAGACCGCGCAGGCCTCATCCCATGAGTCCTTGCTGTCCGCACGATCCTGCTCGGTAGTACCGATCTCGTCGTAGGCCACAAAAACCAAAGGGGTATCAATCAGCAATTTCATCGTGCTACTCCGTATCGTCGTGCCAGTTGGCAAATGGTGTCAATGCGGGCCGGGCCCAGTGTGTCGTCGTTAGTCAATTCGCCAAGAAAGTCAAACACCAGCATTTCGGCAAACTTCAAATCAACTGCTGAAGGTGACAGCATTCTTTCAGGGAAAGAATCATGTACGGAAAGCAGTGCATCAACATACAAATCTTTAATTAACTTGTTCATCTTGCACTCCGTTTCGCTACAGTAAACATATTATAGCACAGGCCGATTTATTGGTCAACCGGTCCTAGTACACTTCTTTGACAATGTCGAACTGTTCCTTGGGCCACTTGGCCTTGAATTCATCCGACTTGATGTATTCGTTGTAGCTCTTGGCTTCGAAGAATACCTTCTTGAATACCGAGTTATGACTGCCCTTGGGCAGAATAGTTAGATAGATCGAAGTTGCTTTGCCGGCCATTTTAGTTCCTTGGGGTTACCATTCGTCCATTACTGTGAACAACACTGCGAAGCCAACCAGCACCGCAACCACGCACCATTCAAACATTTAAGTATGCACCTTGGTATAACGATAGTCTGCAAGTCTGGTGCTCAACCAGATAGACAACTTTCGGCACTCGTCCTGCATAAGAAAGATCTTAGTTTCAAACACGATAGGATCCTTTGTGTTCTCAAGTAAAGTCGTATGCGATCTCGAGCCCAATTTCTTTGCTCATCTGCACACCACACAGCACAGACCCACGGATACGATCCAAAAGAAGAGTAGCTTGATTCTGATTAAGCCCGGAAACAAACAACGTTCCGTAGTTGAATTCAGCTGCGGTTCCCGGGATAAAGTCTTCAACAACTGCCAAGATCTTGTTTTCAAAAGCCACAAAGTTCTCCTGTTTTGCTAGTGTATGTGAGTATTATACAGCAAATTGATTAAGTTGTCAACCGAAGTGGATCAGGGTTTGCCCGGACTCAATCCAGTCATCTAGCTCGGCCTCGTCGATAGCATCTTGCTCGATATCATCCAGATCCTGCTGGAACTGCGCAATCTCTGCCGCGGTCGAATCACGGGGGAAGTCGCTGGGGAAGTGCGCGGGGAAGTGCGCGGGGATACGGTTAGCGGGCATGTTGTTTCCTTTTGCGTTGTTCATGTGTGTATTATAGCAGACTTATATTATGCTGTCAACCACTGCTCATCGGACTGTAGGACAATGCTTTCCTTGCCATCGTACTCAGCAACACGGAACTTGACACCGATTGGGATCCAGCGCACCTCGAGCCGTTCTTCGCCGCTAAAGTACTGTTCAGGATACAGTTCCCGAACATAGGCGCGGATCCATTCCCAGGCTGCAAACTTGTCGATGGTCTCGTCCTCCAGGACCTCAACGATCTTGGGATCATACAGTAAACTTTCAATTCCGTGCCAACTGTACCAACCACCACCATAGTCACTGTGGATGATGACCCCGACTCGGCGCTGGCCTTCAATGATCTTGATCGCTTTCATCTTCTGCTCCTTGTTTTCTCAGTGTAAACTATTATGATAATAGGGCTAATCGCCACTATCAATGATAAATCCCTCGGCGCAATGGCGACAGGTATAGGCAGTGAGGCAGCGGCCAATGGTCTTGCCTTGATACTCATGCAGGCAAGCCTCGCCGTTGGGCCGAACAGTGACTAGCCCTGTGGCTCGTCCCCACATGGTCTGACCACCACAGTTCGTACAGGGTTTGTGAGTCTTTCCCCGATTCCATGAATACGCCGCTTCATCCGCTTCAAGGGGGATTTCCTTAGTACCCGAGCACTTTGGACAAGTCAGCTTCACAGGAACCTCACTGTTTTCCGGATCGTTTTGTTCAAGCGAATGATCTGACTGGTGATCTTGTCAACTTTGCTCATCTTTTGCTCCGTTATCTAACTGTATAAAGCTATTATAGCACAGGTGCCATTTCTGGTCAACCAGATTGCTAATAGGTACCCGGGTAGATCTTGTTGTAGGCCGTGTAGAAATCCATCGCCCAATCCTCTACGTCGTAGACGTTGACACAGGTGCTTTCGCTCATCTCGTGATACCAACGATAGGCAGGTTGAACCCAAGGATTGATCTCCAGCATGGTGTGGATGATCCCAAGTTGGTATTCAGTGAATTGATACATAGTCGAGTTCATTATGTTTATTCAGCCCAAACTCGGTATTGGCCCATGCTGAAGATGTCAGTGATAAACTTCAGCCCGGCGTTGCTAAGGAATTCTTTGGCTATTTTTTCAGTCTGTTCAACAGGTGCTTGCAGCACAGCGATGCGTTGACTGTCGGTACCGATAACGATTACGTTGACTATTCGCATTTGCTTCTCCTTGTTGCTAACTGTATAAAGCTATTATATCACAGGTGGGATTTATTGTCAACCATACAAGGATTTCAATCTCCAGAACATGCGCCACTGCCTGCTAGCCCGTTCACGATGCCGACTTTGAGTGCCCACATGAACATGAGTACCGATGAACTTGACATAAGGGCGCTTTCCCTTTGACGATTGATCTTGAAGCAACCTATCACTTGTTCGTTCATACGCTCTGGGAAAGGTCATCACTTGCTCCTAATTGCTAATTGTATAAAGCTATTATAGCACAGGAGCCATTT